CAAAAAGTGGCATATTCCGGCAAAATACCCAAACCTTCACAGCAACCAAAAGGGGTTTGAAGACGTGGCAGATGCTCTTTGGATACTCGACCTTGCACGGACAAGGTTGCAGATTTGAGCGTGGAAAGGTTTAGTTTTATCGGCAATCGCGAAAAATTTGAAAAAATTTTGAAAAACTCTTGACAATGGTGAAAGATTTCTGCTAAGACCGAAGCATGAGTATTGCAAGCCAGATAAACCAAATCGTTCCGCTGCTCTATTGCCGTGAAAGAAATTGCGGCAAGCCCGTTGTTTACACATCCAACGGATGGTTAAACTTTGCGGCGAACAACGTTTGCGAAAAGGTTTCTGACCAGCTTTTCAAAGGTCAATGCGCGAGATGCAATACGCCGTTTCAGTGGGAACATTCTGGCGTTTTGAGCGTAAAGTTTAAGTAGAACTACGTCGTACTAATTTCATAATTTTGGTCCAAAGACCTGTGCGAAGACAAAAGTCTTTGCCGGGTCTTTTTTTGGTTTAAGCAATGGCACAAAACGGTAGAAAAACGAGAGCGGAATGCGAAAAATTAGGACTGTCAACAAAATGGGTCGGAGGATCCGGCAGGCCGCGCCACACGCCATTGACTGAACAGCAGCTTAAGAAAATAGCCGAGCTGCTCGAATATGGCATGACGGTGGAAGACTGTGCGATCCTTTGCGGCATCAGCAAGGACACGCTCGAAAACCATTATCGCGAGCATTTGGATGTCGGCATGGCGAACCGCAGGCAATACATTTTGAAAGAGATGTTTCGCATTATGCGAGAGACCGACAATGCAAAAATAGCTATTCACCTGGCACAGCAATATTGCGGACATACAACGAAAATACAGACCGAAATCACCGGAGCGAACGGCGGACCGATCGAATACAAAAATACGACAATTGCAGAAATGAGTAATGATGAACTCGACAGAGCAATTGCAGATGCTGAAGCAAGAAAAGCTGCTCAGGATTTATCGCAGTAATCCGGAAATCTATGCCAGTCAAGTTTTAGGTGTCGAATGGTGGGCTAAACAGACTGAAATAGCCCAGTCGTTAATCGAGTATAAGCGCGTTTTGGTAAAGGCTTGCCATTCCATTGGCAAAAGCCATTTAGGCGGCGGAATAGTCAATTGGCATTACGACTGTTTTGCGCCAGGCATTACGATTACGACGGCGCCAACAAAGTTGCAAGTAGACGACATTCTTTGGAAAGAAGTTCGGGTCCAGCGGAAAAACCGACCAGGACTTCAACCCAAAGCAAGTCGAATGGAGGACGCGGAAGACCATTTCGCAGTCGGATATACGGCCAGTAATCCGGATAGCTTTCAAGGGCGGCATGAAAAGAAAGTCCTTATAGTTTTCGATGAAGCTGTCGGCGTAGACGCTGCTTTTTGGGATGCAGCAGAAGGCATGATGACCGGTGACGATTGTTACTGGTTAGCAATTTGCAATCCGACGGACACAAGTTCGAGAGCGTTCGAGGAAGAACAAAAAGGCAAATTTCACGTTATTCAAGTAAGTGCGTTAGAGCATCCAAACATTGATTTGGAACTAAACGGATTATTGCCAAAATTTCCTGCAGCGGTTCGATTAGGATGGGTAAACGACAGGGTAAAAGAATGGTGCGAGCCAGTCGCACAAGGTGATGATCGACCTGGTGATATAGAGTGGCCGCCCAATTCTGGCAAATGGCATAGGCCCGGCGCTTTGGCCGAAAGTCGAATGCTCGGCAGATGGCCAAGTCAGGGCAGTATGTCGGTGTGGAGTGAGGCCGCATGGTCTGCCACTCTTGTAAAGTTGGATGTGCCAAAAGAGCCGCTGGAAATAGGTTGTGATGTGGCGCGGTTTGGTGACGATTTTACAACGATGGTTATACGTCGGGGACCGTGTGCATTGCATCATGAAACCCATAACGGATGGGACACGGCACAGACGGCAGGACGGTTGAAAGTCTTATGCAAGCAGTTTGCGGAAATCGGCGAAGATCCAAGAAAGGTCAAGGTCAAGATCGATGATGACGGCATAGGCGGAGCCGTTGTCGATCAGCGAGATGGCTTTAACTTTTGTCGCGTTTCGGCATCGTCTCAAGCGTTTGACAAAGAAGGCTATCCAAATCGTCGCAGCGAGCTTTGGTTTTCGGTCATGGAACGTGCAATGGATAGACGCTTAGACCTAACGCGATTATCGGCGGATTCGAAAGCGTTACTTAGGCGGCAAGCTATGGCGCCACGATGGGCAATGGACAATCAGGGTCGGCGCGTAGTTGAAAAGAAAGAAGAAACCAAAAAGCGGATGAGCCGATCACCTGATGATATGGACGGTTTGAATTTGGCATTCGCACCCGCAAAAGAATTCAAGGTTTTTATCTAATGGGCTTAGCCGACAGAATTAAAACAGCTTATCAGGTGTTAATTTCGAAAGACGAATTACCATTTGCGTCGCGAGGCGGAGCTTATGTTCGACCGAAAAACACTCTGCAAGGCGGTGTAAATAATGGTTTTCTTATCGGCAGTAAGAGAGATTGGGAAGTTGAAGCCGGAGACCTATGGCGATCATCGGTCGTTAGTATTGCGCTGAACTTTATTAGCAACAAAATAACGTCGGCGCCGTTGATGGAAGCCAAGGTCAACGCTAAAGGGCAATTAGTTTACAAAGATCGTCCGTCACGAGGCGGGTTGCTTGATGCGTTGAAATATTCAGGCGAAGGTATGCCATATGACGTGACGCTGAATGGCATCATCACCAGTTATTTTGTTGACGGAAATGTTTATTTGTTTTTGCGGAAAAATGGAAATTCCATTGTCGGGATGCAATGGGTGCCGTTTTTCATGATGGAGCCGCGGTGGGAGCCGGGCGACAACACCAAATACATCACGCATTATGATTACTTTTATGATGGAAAGACATTGCCAATATCTGCCGAAAACATTTTACATATTCGGCAAGGTGTCGATCCAAGAAATTATCGTAAAGGTTTTGCACCGTTAAAAGGTCAGTTGCGGCAGGTTTTTGGTGACAACGAATACGGGACCTATTTTGCCAGTTTGATGAAAGACGGCGCGTATTTTCCGTTATTGGCATCACTTGCAGACGGCGGCCAGATGAGTGATGATCAAGCCAAAATGTTGGCAGATACGATTAAACAAGTCACTCGGGGCGATGGGCGCGGAAGCATTGCAGTTGCACCTGCGAATATGAAAGTCGAGAGACTTAATTCGACGCCCGAAGAGATGGCCTGTGATAAATTGGTGCAACAACCGATGGAACGGATTTTAGGCAGTTTTCCAATTGATCCGCTTTGCGTGTCATTGCCGAGCCCTAACAGGGGAAGTTATGACAACAGAGAACAAGCGGAAAGAGCGGCATGGCATAACTGTGTCATACCGTTTTTTCGAGCGTTTCAATCTGGATTTGAATTGCTTTGCCGTGATAACTATTTGGACGGCACGATACTGGCATTTAACACCAATTCAGTGCCGGAATTGCAAGAAGATAAGGTCAAATTGTATCCGGTCATGGTTCAGGCTTGTGGGGGTCCATTTTTGACGCCAAACGAGGCGAGAAGCGAGATGGGTCACGATGAATTGCCAGACGTTGAACTGGATGAAATACGGCAATCGCAGCCACAGCAAAACCATACGGACGCCGAAAACGAAGCTGACGCACAAGGTGATAAACAAAATGACACTGATAACTAAAACCTTTGAAATGAAACATGTCCAGATCTCTGAAAACGAGTTAAAGGGCGTTGCGTCGCAAATGGGTTGTATGGACCGTGCTGGGGATGTTATCTATCCTGGCTTTTTCAAACCGCTAATCAAATCGTTTTTGCAAAATGGATCTGTTTTGCAAGGTCATAACAGCCGAGATCTTCCGATAGCTATGCCGACGGAAGCGAAAGAAGATGGTATGTCGCTAATGACAACTGCAGTATTTCATGGACATCAAGCTGCTCAGGATGCTCGGAATGTAATCATCGAACGTGCAATGCGAAATATGCCTATGGGATTGTCTGTTGGATTTATTCCAGACTATGACAATGATGGCGTTGTGTGGCATGAGAACGGCAAAGAGCTTTTGAAATATGCGAAGTCCATCGGATATGACACGTCC